TTGTCAGTTTGACACAACGATAGCCGCAAGCGATGCAAACTGTATAGATCCTAATACTGGAACAGGACCAAAAGAAGGAGATCCTTGTACAACTGAAGACGGTAAAAATGGGACTCTTCAGCCTGTACAAACATTAGGCTTTGGACCTTCAGCAGAATCAACAGAATTAGAGTGTGTGGAGCTTCCTGAAGAAATAACTCAAATAGAGTGTCCAGAAGGTACAGCTAAAGCTGGACAAATGGTTGATGACATAAACGATTGTGGCTCTGTGCAAGTTAATCCGTGTGATGATGCTACGTATGCTGCAAATAACCCGTTAGAATGTGGAGAAGATCCGGAGTGTAACGACTGTAGTTGCGCAGAGTACGCTGCTGCAAATCCAGAAGAATGTGGTGAAGTTGTCATTAATCCATGTGATGATGCTGTATATGCAGCGGAGAATCCGTTAGAGTGTGGCGGTGAAGAAGAAACCTGTGAGAACGGAGCAACAGACTGGCCCTTATGTTCTGAGTGTCCTGATGGTACTGCAACATCACCAGAGGTTCCTTGTCCGGGGTCGGAATGTGTGGATTGCACCTGTGCAGAGTACGCTGCTGCAAATCCAGAAGAATGTGGGGGGACTGAAGAAGAGGAAGAGGAAGTAGAAGGCGGCGGCTTCGGTGGCGGCGGCTTCGGTGGCGGCGGCGGAGGTTCAGGTATGTTTGAGCCATTTACTGCCACCATCTCAGGAGACCCGCAGTTACTAGCAAGACGGGAGTTCCCAATTACAGACTACTTAGCAGGACTATTTAAAGGTATAGTATGACATATTTAGACATAGTAAACAATGTCCTGAGACGCCTCAGGGAAGATGAGGTATCTAGTGTACAGTCTACAACGTACAGCAAGATGGCTGGTGATTTTGTTAACGACGCAAAAAAGATTGTAGAGGACGCTTGGGACTGGTCAGCACTTAGGACTACCCTTACGGTTACAACTTCTGTAGGAGTGTTTAACTACGCTATGACAGGAGCGGGTAACGAATTTAAAGTTCTTAATGCGTACAACGATACGGACAACTGGGATTTACAGTACCAGACTCCTTTGTGGTTTGACCAGAAGTATATGAAAGAAGAGCCTCAGTCTGGTTCTCCTCAGTACTATACGTTCAACGGGGTAAACTCAAACGGCGACACTCAAGTTGAAGTGTACCCTAAGCCTGATACAGCAGGTGTTGATCTCCGCTTTAACGTAGTAAACAGAGGACAAATTACTGATTTTAATGGAAGCATTATTCGTCCTAAAGAATTAGTCAACGACAGTGACCAGCTTATTATCCCTAGCCAACCAGTAATTCACTTAGCTATTGCTATGTTGGCTCGTGAGCGTGGCGAGACAGGCGGTACATCAGCACCTGAGTACTTTGGTATTGCTGACAAGTATCTGTCTGATGCGATTGCTCTGGACGCACAGAAGCATCCTGAAGAAGTTATCTGGTACACTCCGTAGGAGATTAGTGAATGGCTCAACCACTTCAAAGTATCAATCTAGTCGCTCCTGCGTTTAAGGGAGTTAACACAGAAGATTCTCCGATTGCACAAGATCCGTCTTTTGCTGATGTCGCAGATAACGCTGTTATTGACAAACGTGGACGTATTGCTGCACGTAAGGGTGTAGACTTGTTGACTGCTGTAAACACACCTCTTGGGTCTGATTACGTCACTAAGATTCACCACTTTTACGATGATGCTGGTAACGAGGAAATTTTTGTTGCGGGTAACAACAAGATATTTAAGACGACACAGACGACTAACCCTGATGACACGCTAACTGACATAACTCCCGGCTCGTACACTATTACAGCAGACAACTGGAAGATAGTCAACTTTAACGACAAGGCTTACTTTTTCCAGCGTGGACACGAGCCTCTTGTGTACGACAATGCGACAGGACTCAGGACGTTTGGCACCGCAACCGGCAGCAGCACCAGTTCGGATCTGTACTGCCACGAAGCTCTTGCAGCCTACGGTAGACTCTGGATCGTTGATAACGCAGCAGACACGCAGACTATCTATTGGTCTGACCTGCTGATAGGCACAGACTTCACTGGTGGCTCCAGTGGTTCTATAGATGTATCTAAGGCGTGGCCTGATGGATACGATGAAATACGGGCTTTGGTTGCTCACAACAACAACCTAATTATATTAGGCAAGCACAGCATACTTGTATACTCTAACGCCTTTAGCCCTGCTTTAATGGCTTTGGCTGACACTATAGCGGGTGTTGGGTGCATCTGTAGAAACTCTGTTCAGCACATAGGAACTGATGTATTGTTTATGTCTAACTCTGGTTTACGCAGCTTTGGACGAACGATACAAGAAAAATCTATGCCTCTGTCTGACCTTAGCATCAACGTAAAGACTGAGATTATTTCGTTAGTAGAAACACGAACCGCACCAACAGCTTCTATATACAGTCCTGAGAACTCGTTCTATTTGATTACGTTCCCAGACACACAAACCACGTACTGCTTTGACTTAAAGGGTAGGCTAGAGAACGGAGGCTACAGAGTAACACGATGGACCTCTGCTCCGTTTAAGTCGTACGAGAGAAAGACTGACGGTACACTTCTAGTAGGAACTGATGACGGTGTAGGTGAGTACGCTGGGTACACTGATGAGTACAACAACGCTGGTACTATTACACCCTCAAGCTACCGCTTCAGGTACTACAGCCCCGGACTAACCTTTGGTGATCCGGCGAAGACTAAGTTGCTAAAGAAGATAAGGCCTACGCTGGTTGGTGCTAACAGTGCTACCGTATTTATCAAGTGGGCTTACGACTTTGGCACAACTTATAGTACGCAAGAGTTTACCGTTGGAAATCAGGTTCCGTACTACTTTAACGAACCAACTTCAGAGTACACTGTTGCTGAGTTTACAGGAGGTTCTACTACCACTAGGCCACCTGTAAATACCACAGGCGGCGGTACAGTAATTACTATTGGTCTTGAGTCAGAAATAAACGGTTTTGCTTTATCTCTCCAAGAAATCAACGTATTAGCACTTATGGGTAAAACAATATGAGCAACTATACAAAGACAACTAACTTTGCTGCTAAGGATAGTTTGCCTTCTGGAGACGCTGGCAAGATTATTCAAGGCACTGAATTTAACACAGAGTTTGACAACATTGCAACAGCAGTTGCAACCAAAGCAGACTTAGCGTCACCTACCTTTACAGGCACTGTGACGATACCTAATCTGACATTTACAGGAACTCTGTCTACAGGAACGATTGACGGAGGTACTTACTAATGAGTTGGTTAAGTGACTTGCTAGGTGACATTACGTCTGGGTTAATTCCCTCTGAAATTGCTAATTTATATGGTTCTTACGACGAGGAGACAGGTACTTTTACACCCTCGTACACTGGAATTACTCCTCCAGACATTACCTTTAAGCCTTTTACGGTAACAGGCGCACAAGGCGGCACAGTAACAACAGGTGCTGACGGAAGCACGACTTACGCCCTTTCTCCTGAGCAACTTGCAATGCAACAGCAGTTGTTCGGCGGTGCTAGTCAATTCTTTACACAAGCTGCTATGCCTACGGCACAACGAGAGACCGACATATACGAACGAATGCGGGCTGCTCAGATGCCTGAAGAGGCTAGGCAGCGTCAAGAACTGGAAAACAGACTTGCAGCGCAAGGACGCTTAGGTGTTCGAACAGCACAGTTTGGCGGTACTCCAGAACAACTTGCTATGGCTAAAGCACAAGCAGAGGCACAGAACACTGCCATGCTAGGAGCCATGCAGCAAGCGCAAGCTGAACAGGCGCAACAAGCAAGTCTAGGAGGACAGTACTTACAGCAGAGCTACGCACCGCAGGCAGCACTCTTGTCTGCCATGAGTCCTGCCCTAAACGTCGCTGGTATGGCTGATGTGGCACGTAGACAGCAAGGTGAGTTTGATCTAGAGACTGCTATGTCCAACCTGCAAGCAGAATTAGGACTTAGGACAGGATACGGTAGTTTGTACGGCGGTGTTTACAGCGGTTTGTTGGGAGGCTTAGGCGGTCTTTTGACAGGATCCGGTAAACCTTGGTGGATGCCCTAAAGAGAGGAAAGAATGATGGCTAATATGTCAGGAATAGCTAGTATGCTAGCGCAGTCCGGGGCTAACATCGGACAACAAATAGGAGCGCCTATTTCAGCCTTTGGTCAAGGCTTGGGAGGTATGCTTACTGCTCGTAAAGAGAAACAGAGGGAAGAGGCTGCTGCTCAAGAAGCACAAGCGTTGCTTCAGCAGTACGCTAACAATCCTGCACAGCTTAACGCCATAGGCCAGAAGTACGCTACTGAAGGCAACGATGCGTTGTCTAAGTTGTTTCTTGATGCTGCTAAGATGGCTACTCAGAAACAAGTAGCCGGTCTTGAGCAGGCTGGTGCAGAGGCAACGAGGCGAGCAGAAGGAGCTAGGGAGCAACAGCAGCTACGAGAGGCTATTAACACTGCTAGACAGAGAGGGGATACTAATGCTGTGAGGGCGCTTAGTAGTAGGGCTATCAGCGCGTCTGAGTATCTAAAGAGCTTGGCTACAACCGAGCCAGCAAAACCTGTTAGTTTATCTCCCGGTGGTGCGTTAGTTTCACCTACCGGAGAAGTCTTGTACGAGCGTCCTTTTAAACCTGAGGCTCCTGCAGCAAGTAAAGGTATTAAAACAATAGCTCGTGAGGACGGTTCAGTATCTGTATTAGACGCTGACGATGGATCACTAATCAGTACCCTACCTCCTCCTGATAAGGGCGAGGGTGACAGGGACTCTGCCTTGAACCTTATCGCACAGACTACTAGCTTTATCCAAGACATAGATAAGCTGATGGACCCCGGATTTATGGAGGAAGGTTTTGTCGGGGGTGTAACTGCGGGAGTGCCCGGATTTCCTGCGTATGATCGCGAGAAAGAACTTTTGTCAATCAGGGCTAGACTTGGCTTTGACCAGATCAACGAAATGAAGATACTCGCGGCTGAGTCAGGAGCCTCTGGTACTGGCTTAGGACAAATTTCTAACATTGAATTTATGTCTTTACAGTCTACTATTGATGCTATCTACGTAGGTATGTCAGGAGAGGCGCAGAACGAGGCGCTTGCAACTATCAAGAAGCACCTGTTGAACGTACAGAAGCTAGCCTCCGGCGTTGCTCCTGCTGACGCTATTGAATGGGATAGGCCTGAGTACAAGGCTGTGGGATACCATAAAGATCCTGAAACAGGTAACGTATTCTACGCACCTGACGGACCCAACGGTACTGTATACAAACTAGTGGATGGTAAATTCAAGAAAATTGGAGCGTAGAAATGTCTTTTGATGAAGATATGGCGGCATTTCAAAGAGCAATAGGAACACCTGCCGAAGGTGAGCCTATGGTGTCTGAGGAAAAGAAGAAAGAGTTATTGATGGACGATGAGTCTGCTTTTCAGAGGGCTATGGAAGCTGACGCAGTTGCACTAGATAACTCTGACGTAGAGACAGAGAAGACTTCCCTGTGGAACAGATTTTTCTCTGAGCCTTACGAGAGGGGTATCCAGAGACAAGCGGCAGTGTTTGAAAGAATGGCTAGTACGGCGCAAGCAAACACTATTGAAGGACTGCAGGCTGCTCTGGCTGACCCGGAAGTTTTAAAGGAGCAGTACAGGCAGAGTACAAACTTAGGTTCTGTTTTAATTCAAACAATGACTACTCCTTTGTCTATGATGTTTGATTCTGCTTCTGAGATGGTAATGTTCGGAGCAGGGGCAGGAGTTGGTATGCTCCCTGAGGGTCTTAGAGAGGGTGCTAAAGAACAGTTTAAAGCCTTAATGGAAACGGAAGGAGGTCAACTAGCTTGGAACGCTGCTGGTCAAGGAAAGGAGGCGTGGGAAAAGTTTAAGGAAACTCATCCAAATGAAGCGGCTAATTTAGTAGCTGTTATGGATTTAGGTTTTACTAAAGGAACAGGAACCTTAATCAAAAACAAGGCTCCTGAATTAAAACCTATGAAGCTAGAGAGAGTAGGTTTACGAAACGAGGTAAAACCTCTAGCTGGAGGAGACGCTGACGTTTACAACATTCTGTTTAAGGGTGACAAAAAAACACCTGAACAAGTAAGGATGACGGAAGATCCAAAAGGCGTTCTCGGAACTCAGGAACAGCTAGCTTCAGCAGAGCAGCTTGAACTTATAGATATAGCTAAATCTGCTGGCGTGTCTGGGAACAAAACTTTTCAACAGAATTACAACGCTTTTCAGGGGTATTACGATCAGCTAGAAGACAGCTTAATGAAAATGCTCGCTAGAAACGAAAAAAAGGTTAATTGGGCTGAACTAGATCAGAACTTGAGACTAAACGTAAAGCAAATTTTTGACGAAGTTGTTGTTTCTAATCCTAAACTGATGTCTAACAAAGCAGCCAAACAAGAAATGGCTACTCTGTACAACGAGTTTTTATCTATACTTGACGAACAAGGCGGGACACTACAGGGCTTTAAGGTGTCCAGAAGTATGTTTGACGAAAGACTAGGCAGAATGGGCTATGATTTGTCAGGAGACAAGCTGACACCAAGGAACTTGGCAGCTATGTCTGTACGTAGAGCAGTCAATCAAACAGTATACGATGTTGTTCCTGAGGCAGAAAAACTTGTTTCACAAATGTCTAAAATAATACCGCCTTTGGGTGCTTTGAACGCTAAAGCAGCAACAGAAGCTACAACTAGATTTGGTAGGTTCATAACAACACTAGGGCTTCCACAGTACAGCGGAAACACCGCACTGTCTGTAGCAGCTAACGCTGTATACGTATTAGGAGGCACTGTTGTTGCTAGCCCTTACTTTTACATTAAGAACCAACTAAAGCGTCCCGGCCCTGCTAAGGTAAGAGCTAAGTTGTCTTACATCAAAAGAGATATGTTTGATGAAATACGTAAAGCAATTAAGGCAACCAAAGACCCAGTTAAGCGTAGTATTTTACAACGAGACAGCAAAGAAGTTTACACTTATCTAAATGCTGTATTTAAATCTGTAGAGCAGGAGCTTGAGGAAGAAAAAGAGGCTTCTAATGGCTGATTGGATGAGTAGGTTTTCTGCTAACTATAAAAAACAAGCAGATCAAAATAAGAAAACATTTAACATGATTCAAAACGGCAGAAATCAATAAGGGATTAAATAATGAAGAAGGATAAAGACCACACAGTAAGCTACACTTCTATCGACTACCATTCGATGTGTCAGAAGTCAAAAGATCGTATCAAGAAGATGCAGGCAGAAGGAATACCTACGCCCCATGACCCTAAAGAGAAGCCAGAGGACGTAGGTAAATCTGAGGGTTACTCAATCATCTTCATGTCATAACGCACCTGCGTTGCTATAACTCACAGTTGTTACCTGTACAGGCCAGTTGTTGTGATCCTTCGGTCATATCGCTGGCCTCTTCTATATCCCACGATATTTCCTTAGGGAAGTCCTTAACAAGCTGGTTGTACGTCTTCTTGTCCACCGGCTCATACGGTGCCTGTTGGTACGTATGGTCTGAGTAGGGCAGGAAGCTAATCCCTGACACCTTGTCAAACTTGTTGTACAACCACTGTCCCACCTCAAGAAACTCCTCGTCACGGTAGTAGCAAGTCATAGACGGCTTGTGCTCACACCAGTAGTCCTGATATATCTCCCATAACTCTAGCTGCTCCATAGCACCCATGTCTGAGGCTGTCACAGCGCCCTCAGGAGACGCAATAGGGAAGCTGAATACCTTGGTACTGGGTGACATCACATCGTCCTCCACAGGCACACCTGCGGCCTCTAGGACGCTGCATAGAGGGTCACGAGAGTCAGCCCTCACGCGTCTAATGTACTGCTGCGCGTACCTCGGGTGAATCCCTGAAGCAGAATCCACAAGCTGGCTGACAGTACCGGAGGGCTTAACAGCAGTAATAGCAGCAGAAGGATTAATCCCAAGTCTATCAGCCCATACTTTATTCGTAGCGATAGCTTCCTCACGCAACGCCGTAAGCCACTTCTTAAGTTTCGCATTGTCCTCTCTCCCTGACAGCAGTGGGTGATCCATGATGCCTGTCAACGATACACCCAAGAGTGCCTCTTCTTCTGTGTTAGTCTGCCATATCTTCCGCAGGTACCGGAAGTCTGTCAGCGTAGCCTGTAGAGTTCCAAGGATAGTCGCAACACGTACTTTTCGTTTGAGGTCTGCGAGACTATCGGCTGGCCTGACAACAACTTCCGATAGATTACAGAACTGGTACGGTCTGAGGATGATTTCTGAACACGGATTAGTTCCAAAATCATAGGTAGCATCTCTTCGGTCGTTCTTTGCAGCTTGCTTTTGACTAGCAACTCTGCTGAACACTCCTCGTTCTCCTGAGTAGGACTCATATAAACTTTTCCACTCATCTAAAAAGGCTGGGAAGTCAGGCTTCTCTGTGTAGCAAGCACTGTTGTTCGCTAGACCACGCTGTGGATTATCTACCCACCACTGTCCTGACTTACAACGCCGTATGCGGTCATCAGTAAGATTACTTAGGCTAATCAACGCTGACCTACGCACACCACCAACTACTACGATTTGTGCAATCTTGCAGCAAAGATCGTGACACTCAATGGATGTAAGTTTTCTTCCAGCAGCTTCCCGAAAGAGTTCCACTGTGAATCTGAATAAGTCGAGCAGAGGTTCTGGACCACTTGCACGACCTCCGAAAGTTTTAAGCGGGGCACCTGCAGGTCGTACTCTGCTGACGTCCCATCTGGGAATTTGACCTGAGTACAACAGTGATACCAACTCCCTAAACGATTTCGCCCATCCGACTTTCGAATCTGCAACATTAATAACTGTGTCTGTTTCATGGAACTCCTCTGCAACTTCTGGCAGCTTTGAGATGTATTGACGCTCGACACTGAACCCTACGCCTGTGCCGCACATGAGCACGTACATCATTTCGTCAAACGCTTTGGGGTGATCTATAGGTAAGTAACTACAGTTGAATCCAGCTACGTTGTCACGGTCGAGGGCTTCACCTGCTGTCATCAGTGCTCGCATCGAAGGCATGACATCTAGATCGTGTATGGTCTTGAATATCTCTGACACTTCAAAGTCGTTAAGGTCAGCACGATCTACCCAGTAGTTGACGTAGCGGTTTACTGTTTCTTCCCAAGTCTCACGGCGCTTTTCAAGTGGTAAGTACCTAGCGTACCGTGACTTGTGTATGTATTGTTGATATGCGTCCATTAGTCCTCCAGTAGTTCACGGATTTTAGCAACGAGTTCATCCATCGTTTCGTAGATCATAATTCTACTATCGTCATCGTACCACTCAAGTATGAATCCGTTGTTTGCGTTGCGTATTGTTACGTCGCTGATCTTCATTCTGTTACTCCTAGTGTCTCATTGAGTATTGCTTGTGCTGCCATCTGTAGTAACATATGCACACCTTCTGGGTACTGTTGGTTAGACGCAACTTCAAACACTTCTCTGTCTTCGTACATGATTACTGCACACCTTACGTTCTTGCCTTCCTCCTCCTGTTGCATTGCCTTAACAGCAAATAGAGACAAAAACTCTGATGCACTTATCTCCTCTTCCTTTTCTTTACCGAAGTTACCTTCAACTACCTTCATTTTTACCTCTCTTGTGATACTCCTTGCACACTTGGTCAAAGGTTTCCCACATCTCATCAAACTTGATCTCGTACAGTTCCTTGATGGAAAAGTACTTGTTAATCATTGCGTCAGTTGCCTTCGGGCTGATGTGGTCATTCCACTCCGAGGAGTCTAGGAAGTATCTAGTTACTAGGTCGATGTCCTTAGTCACGTTTGCGAAATCTAACATCTGTTGTTCCAGATCAAAGATGGCGCTCATAAAGCCACCTCTTTGATTAACCACTCTAGGTACACCCTAGCCTTGCGTAAATCCTCTATCCCGTTCTTGTACTCGTACCTCCACAGGTACTTCAAACAGTTCCCTTTGAGGTAGCCCTTGTACTCCTGCGGGTGCATAGACGCCTTGATTGCTT